TTAAGGATTTCAAATGGTGGATGATCGCCCTGGGAGACGACAACGCCATAGCTTATGAAGGATGTGCAGACGAGGACATACCAGTTCTCGTGCAGTACGTAGAGAAGTTTCTGACGAACCTGGGCCTCAAACCCAAGCTGTCAGCCTGCAAAGTTCCTTCTTACTTGTCCGCTTTCTTTGTACCCTGCGAGGTTAAAGAAGGCAAAACAGAGCCTCTAGAGACTCATGTCTTGATGCCTAACCTTGTGGATCACCTATCTAAGATGGGCGTGACCACTGGCATTATGACTGACTGCCCCATAGGCAGGATGAAAGGTAACCTGGGAGGACTCGGTAATACGCGGCTTATGCCAATCGTTCGAGTTTTTCACAATTATTACAGCTCACGTGATGAGCAGTCTAATACCTCGGGTGCCTGGGCGAATCAGCATCATCAGCTAACTACAGCTGAAGTACGCCCCACTGACAAGACTTTCGAATGGTACCATCGTACCTACGGTGTCAGTGAAAACGAAATCAACGATCTTGAATCTTTCCTGACGAGACACCTAGAGTCCACTCGAGGTCTCGCCTCCTTCTGGTTGCATCCCACGATGGAGAAGATGATTGCCACGTTGAGGTCAAATAGATCCTAAACCATAACAGAGTGAAGCGTAGATAAGCTTAAGTCTACACGTGGATTGACATCCCCACTAGCCCCGTCCGTCAATATTTACCAACAACATTTCATGCCTAAGAAAAACAACAAGGCCCGCACTCCTGCAAAGCCCAGGAGACAGAAAGCTAAGAAAGGAGGAACCATGCGCGCCATCAAGCGCGTGGCCCCATCCCTCCTCAGACTCATCCCAGGTATTGGTGGCACAGCCGCTACTATCTTTAAAGCTCTCACCGGATCCGGTGATTACTCAGTTGATACAAAGCAACTTAGTTACGATGTTACACAGAATTCTATTATTTCGCCCACCCTGGCTCCATCCGTGCCCCTCATGCACAACGATAATGGATCCACTCGCGTCAGGCATAGAGAATTCATCTCAACAATCCTTACGGAGAAATCTCCGACCCTCCCAAACAGCGTCTTCGCTGTCAACCCAGGTGACTCTCGCACTTTTCCCTGGTTACATTCTCTTGCACGTCACTATCAGCAATATAAGATAATGGGCTGTGTTTTCGAACTTGTGTCTACCTGCGGCAACGCTGTCTCTTCAACGAACAGCGCCCTAGGTTCCATCTCTATGGCCACACAATACAACGTTAACAACCCTTACTACTCTTCCTTGCAAGTGGCGTTGAACTCGTACTTCGCGACTTCAGAAAAGCCCAGCGTCAATCAAATGCACGCTATTGAATGCAACCCCCTGGAAAGCCCGTATAACCTGTGGAACACAAGACAGAAAGAAATCTCAGATCCTACTCTGGTTGGCGATAAACGCCTCTACGACTTTTGTCGACTTGAGGTCCTGGCAACAGGATCACAGTCGCAGTTTGAAGCCGGCCAACTTTGGGTGACCTATGATATCTTACTACTGAAGCCTATCAATCGAGAATCAGGATTTAATATCGAAAACGGACTAATACGCTACGACTTCGGTTTCCAACACCCAGACTCAGATCTGGAGGAGGACGCCGGAGACATCAAACGGCAGCTTCACGATGATATCGATGACTTAAAACGCGGTTAACCTTACGTGGTGCAAGCATGCATCTCCCTTGGTTAATTGACAACAAGCAGACCGACCTCTAGTAATTTTTACTTACGC